TCTACCATAGGTTCTATTCCTAATGATTCAGCAATTTTATCATTCTTCATAATCAATAACCGTTAGGCGACTCTGTAATAGTAGTTATATATCCAAAGTTGTCTGAATTATCTATCTGTGAATAAGGTATAGTGTTTGCAAGTAATGTTGTAGGATTACCGCTTGAATCTAGACCAGGTTGTACTTCTATAGTTTGTAAAGTATTAGTTGGACTATCGATAGGATTATTAATGTTAATATCAGCAATCTTAATAAGTTTAGACTCAGTAACAGGTCCGTATAGATAGGTTTTCATCGTAAAGTTAATTGTATATATTAATGCTCTTCTTTGCAAGAAATTACTATCATAAGTATCTTCTATAGAAAGATTACCTATTACGATAGGAATATCTGTATAATTATTAAAATCTGCTAGAAGTTTAGCACTTACAGTCCATTCAGGTGTAAAGTATGGGAGAATCTGTTCTAGTATTCTTGTACCATCTTCAGTACTCTTAGACATAATACTTAATGTGAATGTTATGTCATACGGTACTGGTACGTATGCTTTCTTAATAGTATTAGTACCTTCTACATTAGTCTCTGTATAGACTTTAGTAGTAGTCTGTAATTTTCTAGAAGGAGCGTATGCAATATTAGTAATCTCAAATCCCATTCTAGGAAGACGGATTGCAGTTATTGCATTAGCATCTGGGTTAGCTTCTGTACGAGCAAGAAACTTTTCTCTTGGTCCGTATGCAATAGGAACTTTAAGAGTTTGTTCGACTGAACCATCAGCATTTAATCTCTCTATTCTGATGTTATTGAACAAAGTTCCAAATATTACAACATACTTCTTGAGTAGAGAATGATAATATGGTATACTTAACATTAGAATCTAGATCCTTCACTGAATGGGTCTATCTCAGTAAAGTCAATAAAGTCTTGACCTTCATCTTCAAATTCTTCATTCTGAGCTTGTACATCAATAGTAGACAATCTGTAAGATTCTAGTGATAATTGGAAACCACTCTCTGTAGTGAGAATATAACCGTTTTGTGCTAAGATTGCATCATCACCCATATTAGTTGAGAGTGCATTATACTTGTCATCAATGTAAGGAATACCGCAGTTAAACTCTTCATTATTGTATGCAAACAACTCACAAGTAATATCGTACGTCTGTAGTGCACCTAATTGATAGAAGATAGCTTTTTTATTAACAAACTTAATCTGATAAACGGCTTGTGTGAGAGGGAAGTAAATAAGATCACCTTCTTGTGGTCTATCTTTAGAAGTATAATCTCCTACTTCTTCTGTATAAACACGCTGGGCCATCGTAAATGTTATCTGATCATTTACTTGTATACCAAACTTAGAAAGGAACTCACCTTCACCTTCCATTGCCATAGTATTCTTAATATACATCTCTACTGAGAATGCAGCATCAAAAGAATAGTATTCACCTTCTCTGTATATAACATCTTTGTTATGAAGAGTTCTAGGAATGTAATAGGTATCGATACCATACATCTTGATAGATTCAATAATTAGATCTTCTATCAAGTTTTGTTCTTGAGAAGCACCGAAATTATTGAAATAGAAATTGGTGGCCATTGTTAACCTATCATGTCATGAACAGGAAGAGAATAAGAACGAATCATTTCGCTTTCTAAAGCTTCTATCTCTCTTTCTGAATCATTATAGATCTTCTCACCGTTAAATGTTACACCACCTGGTAACTGAATACCGGAGAACTTAGTGAGGTTAGTACCCCATTGTCTCTTAATTAATTGGGTAGCATATCTCTGTAACCAGCGGTCATTCCATACGTCAGGAAATTTAACCGGATCTACAATTTGATATGCTTCCATAACTAGATATTGACCTGCTTCAACTTTATTCCAGTTAACGTCAATATAGAGTCTGTTAGTATGTCTGTTATATCTGATAGGCTGTTTACCAACTAAAAGTTGTTCTAATAACTGAATGTGCTGGAATGCCATGTAATAAGGAACCATTGACTGATATGTCAAAGTATAGAGGTCGTTAAGTGCAATTTGATATCTGATGTTGAAGATGTTGTTAGTTGCAATATAATCACCAATATCAAATATGTTAACAATACCCATAATATTCTCTGGGATTGTTACGTACCCGCCTTTAAATGCTTGTATAGAAGCACCAGAACCTGAACCTGAAGTAATAGTAACGTTGGGATCTAATCTGTAATTAGAACCTCTGTTAGTAATGTTAAACGAAACAATAGTACCTGTTGCATTAGTGACAACATTTGCAGTTGCACCAGCACCTTCTGCATCACCAGATGCAGCTGATATAGTTACAGTATCAGTATTTGAATAACCTGTACCACCATCATATACTACTATCTCTTTTAGAACATCAGGAAAGTCACCAGCAGTAAATACATGCTTGTAGTACATCTTCTCTGAGCCATCAAAGTGATAGTCGTAGTAGTACTTAAGAGCTTCATCGATACGATCTTCTACCTGATCATCATCAACGTTAATTTCTAAAACTGGTTTGCCCAGTTTTCTAAGACAATACTCTTTAAATTCTGCTCTTGTTCTAGGTGTAGCCATTGTTTTCTCTTAAAAATAACGATCTTTTTATTTATCATTCAAGAGGAGCTGTGAAATTTGAACTACCTGAGTTTATAGTAGCACCGCAACCGCATACACTTCCTACAACTGCCGTAGCTGGTCCTTCACATCTAAAATTTGATGATCCTGTTATTATAGCAGTGATTCCGTGACCTGGAATAGGACAAGAGTGAGAATCACCCACTCTTGCAACCAATATCCCGTTTACTCTTGTTTTAGAAGCAGAAGAGATAATAGTTCCCCCATGGTCACTAGTATCTCCTAATCTTGCTACTGCTGGCATTAAGCACCAAGAACGTGTTTAAACTCTGTTGTGTGCTTCTTACGATCGTCAAGACCAATAGTTCCACCATTAATTTTCTTAGTAACAGCAGTAACATCGTCTTTATCTGCAAGTACATTAAGACCGTTTTTATTCCAAAACCAGGCAGCTGATTCTACTGCACCAGGAGGTGTTCCTAGGAATGCAACTGCTTCTTCTACATCTACACCCATATCTTTTGCAAATGCAGTATAGTTTGACCGACCTGTCAATTGAATTAGACCACGACCTCTAAACTTAAATCCATCACCAGATGCAGTATCACCATTTCCCATACGAGATGCATAAACTACGTTTGCAATCTTTTCTGGTTGTCTTGCATACTCATTAGGATCTTTATCTTTAAAATACTTTGGAAATATTTTGGTAAGACCGTCTGCTGAGTAATTTAGATTTTCTTCTACTAATCTAAAACCACCTGATTCATGTGCAGTCTGTGCAAGGAAGTGTGCAAGACGAAGAGGTGTGTTAAGACCGTATTTGTCTGCAAGTGTTGAAAGACTTCCTATAAGTGCATCAACGATGAATGGTTTTGCGTTTGGATATTGCTTTTTAATTTGATCTGCAGTAATCATTTTTCTCTCCTTTAGGAATCAAATCACTAATGTATTTATTATCTTGCTCTTGCTATTTTAAATGGGTTTTCTGCGAAGGCGGCATAGATGTATGTTCCGCCTGAAGCATTTCGATCAATGTCTGAATTGCGCAACTTAAATCCATTGCTAACTATATCTGCGTTTATACTTGATGCTGAAACATCAGCTGTTGTTAAATTTGGCGATAAAATTGTATCAGCAGCATTGTATGTGTTTCTTGATGAATCCCAGATATACCAATGTGAAGTTGTGTCAATTCTTTTAATTAAGAAAAATCTTGGCCTAAATCCAAGATAAACAAACGACCCATCTGTCGATCCATTTCCAATATATGATCCAAATGCGCTATAACCGTTTACTGCGGAGAAGCAGTAAGCTACATATCCAAGAGTGCTTGAATTAGTAATGCCAGATGGACTACCAACTGAAAAAACTGTTGATGTAGGGCCAGTACTATTCCACCATTGAGGTACTGATTCTGTCGCAGATGTTTGATTTAATCTAACTGCATATTGACCAGCTGTACCGAGTGATTGATGAAAAACAGCCCACCCGTCGCCAGACCTA